TTACAATTTTTCTACGTAATCGATTGCCTTTTTGTTCACGCCAATCTCTTTAATCTTGTTGTTGGAGTTCAATAAGGTGATGAAGCCCATTTGTTCTAGGGAATATAATTCGGAGGAGTATGTTTCTCTAGGATATTTCTCAAAAAAGGCGTTGGTATCAATAATATCAACTTGATTTCCAGATAAAGATACTAAATACTTTAATAATGATACATTCATGAATTTGAATCTCCTTTCTTTAGTACTCGGCTATTGCAACATCTTGTAAGTACAGTATAGAAGAAGGAGCCAAAAAATGCAATGGCAGCGGACAGAAATGTAAGATATTAGTTACGTAGGAGGATACGAGGAAGGTATTGGGGTATATGAAAAAAAGTATGATGCCGAAAAAGATATCTGTAAGTGTAGAATTTACTGATGGATATCAGGAAAGATTTACGACTGCAATATTAAAAATATATGAAAGAAGAATGAAACAAGGAAAACAATTTGAGAGTAAAAGCAACAAAAGTGCATAAGTTTTAGTTATACAATTATGATAAGACAGGAAGTAATTGCATAATAGAGTAGCGTGCCCCCTGCGCGACACATATGCTGGTGTGTGTCGCAGCCTCTTTTCTAAAAATTCCATATGCAGCGGACACAGGACGAAATATGCCTGTGTGCCGCGCAGGGGGCATGTGGACAAGTTGTGTGCTTTGTACGTGGTGCATATGCATCACATTCCCAGTAGATTAGTGGACGTGCAGGGATAAAAGCCTGTGCGCCACGTAGAAAGCACAAAGGAAGTGGGACAATGGAAGATGGAAAGATTATAGCAGTACGTGATAATGGCGGTAGTGCTGATATTGTGGTACGGATTGATAATGCCAATCTGGCAGCAGAGATAATGGACAAGCAAATTAAGAATGTATCTCTGCGATTGGTTGATGGGCGTACCTTGTCACCAGAACAGCAAAAGAAAATCTATGCTACGCTTCGTGACATTTCACAATATACAGGATATACGCCAGAAGAGACAAAGGAAGTCATGAAGTATGTGCATATCACAAGAATAGGCTGTGATTACTTTTCTCTTTCTGACTGTTCTATGAGCATCGCTAGAGATTTTATTAATACGCTCACAGACTTCTGCCTAAAGCATGGTGTAATCCTATCTGAACGGCTTTCTGACAGAACAGATGATATTGGCACCTATTTATACCAATGTATCAAACATAAAAAATGTGCCATATGTGGCAGATTTGGAGAGATACATCACTGGGACACAATTGGCATGGGATATGATAGAAGGCATTATGACGATACTGAGAATAGAAAGATATGTCTGTGCCGAATACATCATACAATCGCCCACCAGAAGGGTGTAAGAGATTTTCAGAGAGATTATCATGTGTATGGAATTGTTCTGAAAGAGCATTGAACAATCAAAGTAGATATAACAAGAAAAGGAAAGAGAGGGAAACCAAATGGTTATAAGAGCAAAAAAGACAAAGGATTCTATAGTAATGAGTAACTATCATCTTAAGGATAAAAACATATCTTTGGAAGCAGCAGGGCTGCTCTCAATTATGTTGAGTCTTCCAGATGATTGGAATTTTTCAATTGAGGGTTTGGCAGGACTCTGTAAAGACGGAGAGGACAGTGTAAAGAGTGCATTAAATGAGCTTGTTGAATTTGGATATGTTGAGAAAATAGAACGCGTCTGTGATGAGGCAGGAAAGTTAAAAAGAATAGATTATATAATACATGAACAGCCTGTTTCCCAAAAATTGAAAAACGAGAGCAAAATGTTTGATGCAGAAGAATCAATATTAGAGAATGCAGCTTGTAAAGATAAGAAAAAGGAGGGGAAACTAAGTGGTTATAAGAACAGAAAAAACAAAAGATTTTACAGTAATGAGTAATTATCATTTCAGAGATAAAAACATATCACTGAAAGCAAGAGGGCTGCTTTCAACGATGCTAAGTCTTCCAGATGATTGGAATTTTTCAATCGAGGGTTTGGCAGGACTCTGTAAAGAGGGAGTGGACAGTGTAAGGAGCACATTAAATGAGCTTATCAAATTTGGATATGTTGAGAAGACGGAACGCATTCGTGATGAGAAGGGAAGATTAAGAGGAATAGATTATATAATACACGAACAGCCTGTTTCACAAGAATTGGAAGGTGAAAGTGAAGAAAGTGAAATGTCTGATGCAGAACAGCCTGAATTAGAAAATGTAGAAGAACCAGTATCAGAGAATGCAGTTTGCAAAGAGGCTGCATTAAAAAAATCTGTGTCAGAGGAACCAGCATTGAAGGAGCTTGCATTGACAATTCCCACACAGGAAAACCGCGGACAATTAAATACTAATATATCAAATATTAAAGAATTAAATACTAATGTATCAAACCAGGGGGTGGCGAATACCAATCCGAAGAAAAAACCAGACAGCAGGGCATATTATCCAGACAACGAAGACTTGAATAGTGCCTTTAAGGATTTTGTTTATATGCGCAAAAGAATGAACAGACCGCTGATTGACAGAGCAGTGAGGCTTGTAAAAGATTCGCTTGTTGTGTTGGCAGGTGAAGATGGCAAAATGAATATCATGAAAGCCGTAGCAATATTAAACCAGTCAATCATGAATGGCTGGTCTGGGCTTTATGCGCTCAAAACGCCGCCAGACGAAAGTTTGGCCAATAGTGCGTATAGCCCTGAGGATATGACGTTTTTTGAAGGGAATCTATTGGCGAATTAGCATTTAAGCGAACGCAAAAAGGCGGATTGTGGATAAGTGGATAAGTGCCTTCGCATAAGTGTTCCACATATGCGAGAGCGATTGAAAGGGGGAGTGAAGCATATTCAATGTGAATATCTACATAGAGACTGATAATGGCAGCAGGAAGAAGCTGTACAGAGGTTACGGCGCAGCAGTTGAGTATATCCGAAAGAATAGGCAGAGGGAATCAAGGATTGTGTCAGGCATATGCTATGGAACATGGAACCTTGCATATATACTGGCACTTACAGAAGCGTTGAATTTGCTCAACAGCCCATGCACTGTAACAATATATTCCGACAATGAACATGTTTGTGAGAGTATCAGTAATGGCAGGGTGAATGATTGGCGGCGCAATGGCTGGCGTACAGCCAAAGGGAACCAATTGCAAATACCGACGAATGGAGGACACTTTACAGAGCTTCATCAAAACATGAACTGCATTATATGCATTCCACTGGGAAAAGTGCTTATAGTGTAGAGATACAAGATGCAATAAAAGAGATACGAAATAAGGGCGGATACTATCAAGCAAGCCTTCTGTAGAACAGCAGAAGGCAAAGAAACTACTGGGAGGAAACAACTATGAGGACGATAAGCATTATTAATTTAAAGGGTGGTGTTGGCAAGACAGTCACAAGCATCAATATGGCATATGAGCTGATGCACAACCGTGACTGTAGAGTATTGTTGATTGACTGTGATAAACAGGGTAATACAAGTAAGTTTATGAAATGCCATGATTATGACAAAAAGAGCTTGTCAGATGTGTTGTTGGGGACTGCGGGCGTTATGGAAGTATCTGTAAGGACAAAGTTTGCATTAATAGATGTGGTTCCAGCAAATATGTCATTGCTTAAAGCAGACCGCCAAGTATTGTTAGATACAACAAAACCACAGCAGTCCCGTGTAAGAGAAGCACTAGAACAGGTGCGAGACCAATATACATATTGTGTGATTGACTGTGCACCAGATATTAATATTTCTGTCATCAATGCACTTGTGGCAAGTGATGATGTAATCATTCCTGTCACAATAGACAAGTTTGCCTTTGATGGAATTAGAGAAATACTAGAACAAATCAGAGATGTAAAAAAGTACTATAATCCTAAGCTGGAATTTATAGGCTGTCTTGTTACCCAATATAAAAAGAGTGAACTATGCGACGAAGGGATAAAGCTGTTAGAGGATTTCTGTGGAAGAGTACTTGAAACAAAAATAAGCTGGACACAGGTAGTAAGCCGAAGCACATTTGCAGGAGAGCCAATTTCTGTACATTCACCAAGGTGTGGTGCAGCAGGAGGATATAAGAATCTTGCCGCTGAGTATGAAAGGAGGATTGGCAGGTAATGGCAAAAGGCTTTTCAATTATGGATATGATGAATGAGATAAGTAAGGAAGATGCAGCGGTGGCAGCAGAAAAAACAGAAAGAGTAAGTGTGTTTGATATAAAGCCAAATGAAGAAAATTTCTATGAGCCCAGCAGTATGGAGCAGTTAAAGAACAGTATTTTTGCAATGGGCGGAGTACAACAGAACATATTGCTTGCTAGAGAAAAGACGCAGACAGTTTCTTATAGGATTATCGCAGGTCATAGGCGTGTGCGTGCCTGTATGGAGCTAGTCCAGGAGGGACACCCAGAGTTTGAACATATTCCAGCAGTGATTATAGAAAATATTGATAAAGATACAGAGAAGATGCTTCTTGTTATGACAAACAGTACCCAGAGAGAATTGACAGACTGGGAAAAAGTAATGCAGCATATGGAGCTAAAAGAGATTATCCCAAAGCTGAAAAAGAGACAAGGGATTGATGGAAGGGTAAGGACACTTGAGGCGGATTATCTTGGTGTATCAGAAGCACAGATTGCCATATATAATACAATTGGTACAAGACTTGATGAATGGTTAATGCGTATCTTTAAAGATGGTAGTATAGGAATATCGCTTGCATATGAGGCAGCAAAGCTTGAGGTAGAGGAGCAGAGAAAGCTTGTACAGATATCAATGGTTAATGGTGGATTCACAGAAGAGGATATAAAGAAGCTGACAGGCAGCAGAACTATTAAAGGACAGAAGAGTTTTCTGGAATCCATAGATAAAAATGTGTCAGAATCTGACACATCTGAGGAGACACCGGAACCAAAGAAAGAGAATGATGTGTCAGAATCTAGTACATTTGAAAAGCCCTCTGAATCGGAGAAGGAAAATGTGTCAGAATCTGACACATTTGAAGAAACGTTCAAGGAAGCAAATATTGCAGAAACAGATTGCGGACAAGTATTTCCTAAAAAGTGTGTTACTGGTTGGAGTAAATATGGAGCGTGTAACTGTTGCGGTTATGGAGGCGTACAATGCTGTAATCAATGTGAGAAATCATGTAATATTCGTTGTGGTTGGATAGAAAAACCTTATATTCCAAACCACAACGGAGAATTAGAAGAAAAACCAGTCTGTACTCTAACTGAAAGAAATAAAAATGTGTCAGAATCTGACACATCTGAAAAGACATTTAAACCGGAAAAAGAAAATGTGTCAGAATCTGGCACATTTGAAACTTACCTAGCAGCGGAGCAACAGCTTAAAGGCGGGTATAGTTTAAACACAATTAATAATCTGGTCTGGAAATTTGATAGCTACTTGAAAGCGGCTATCTCTGAAAATAGAGAAGACCAAGTAATAAAATATAGTTGCCTACTAGATGCGTTGTCTCTGCTTAAAGAGCGAATGTTACATTAGAGAAAGGATAAAGCCATGACTTATGCGGAGTTAGGATTAAATACAAAGATAAAGTTAAAACAAAAACCGGATAATGAAAGGGGAATTGCCCAGAAGGTAGAATATACTGTAGTGGCAAAATATCCGCATATGTGTATTGTGGAAGACTCCAAAGGTTGGCGAAGAGGTGTAACAATTGGCGATTTGGTAATGAATAAGATTATCACGCAGGAGTTATGCTTTGAGGCAATGAGGAAAGAGAGGGGGAAAGCGGCATATGACGAATGTTGAGTATATGCGCCAGAAAATGGTTGAAAAAGTGATGGGGTTAGATGAAATGGAGTTGTTGCAAGTTGCAGAGGACACAGAAATGAGTTTAAAGGAGACAGAAGGAGTGTTTAATTGTCTTATCTGTGAAAAGGAATATGGAGAATGCGACAATAGCCCCTGTACAAGTAAATATTGCAGTAGGTTCCTAGACTGGTGTGCGAAAGAACATGTTGGTTAAATAAGGATTTACCAATAAACTCGAATAATCGAGCTAAACTGAAATTTAAAGGAGGAAAAACATAGTGACAAGAGAAAAATTATTACGAGCAAATGAGTTGCAAGATACAATTGATAGATTATTTAAAAGGAAAAAAGAGTTGGAAAAAATGCAGGGATTGTGCAGAGAGGATGCGGATATTGCGAAAAGGACTCTTCATTCATATTGCTTGCAAGCAATGCCACTAAACGGAGGATACAATAAAGAAGTTAATGTTTCAACAAGGGGAGCACTTCAAGCGGTGAATAGAGATATAGAGGATATTGAAAGGGAGGTTAGAAAACTAGGTGAGGAATTTGACGAATTATAGTTAATGGCAGTATCCGCATCTGTTCAGAAAGACGACAGCCACAAACATATGTAAGCGGGGAAGAAGTGAAGATGCGGCGACAGATATATTGAACAAATTTTCCATAATTATGTTGAGGCTGTGTAAGTTAAAGGAGGGGGAAAAACATTGACGAAGGAAAAACTGGAACAGCTAATTGACCTGAGAGAAGAAATAAAAGAAATCGAACAAAAGATAAGACATAAAAGTACAGAAAATCCTTCGGGCAATATAGAGCTGCTGGAAGAAAGAAAACAAATGATAACAGAACTGGAACAAGAAATTATGGAATATATAAATTCGGTTGTTGACAGTCGGGTTCGGAGGATAATGCAGTATAAATATATGGATGGCTATACATGGATAAAGATAGCCAAGATAATGCATTATGATAGATCATATCCTGAAAAAGCGGTAACACGATACTTGAATAAGCATCATTGATTTAGATTTTTTATCAAAAATGTAAGTGTCGCTTTTTTCTACATTTAATATGTTAACATGATAATAAGCAGAAGCTATCATGTTAACGAATATAGTACATAACAAAGAGGGCGCTGCTAAACAGCGTTCTTTTTGTGTTAGGGAGTAGCGTTATGGCAAAAGAGTGGGCAAAGGCGTTTTACAATTCAAAGCATTGGCAGCAGTGCAGGGATAGTTATATTAGTCAAAGAATAATGATAGATGGTGGTGTATGTGAAATTTGTGGCAGTAATCAAGGATACATAGTGCATCACAAAACAATGTTAACAAAAAGTAATATCAACAATCTTGATATATCTCTGAAACATAATAATTTGCAGTATGTATGCAAAGACTGTCATGATAAGTTTGAGAAACATGGAATTGGAAATAAAAAAGTGAAACCGTTGTTTGTATTTGATGGAGATGGACAACCAATCTCCTTGCGGAAGGTTGATAACTCCCCCCTTTCGGAAGAGTCCTAAAATCTTTTTGCAAGACCGATGGCACAGATTGATTTAACATACAGCTTGTCATAAAGGGGGTGTGGTATTTATGATTACAGAGGATGAGTATTTAAAAGAGGAAATACGACGGGAAGCAGAATATGACAGTATTTCTGAGTATGTGGAAAAACAAAAGAGGATTAAAAAAGAAATATCCAGACTAAGAAAACTGTTTAAAGAAATTGATGAAAATAAAAAGAAATTAGTTATGGCATTGGTGGATGATGTAGCGTTTCTGACAGTGACAATGCAAGATTTGAGAGAGAGCATTATAAGAGAAGGTACAACAGTGGAGTACAAGAATGGTGAGAACCAGTATGGAACTAAACAAAGTCCTGATGCACAGCTTTATCTTGCAATGTCACAAAAACAGGCGCAGGCTATGAAGATACTGCTTGACTGTATGACCAAGAAAAATAATTTGTCATCTCAGGGTGATGAGTTTGCTGAATTTTTGAGGGAAAAGAGTGGTTAAGATAAAATATCCAAGGGACTATAACCCTATAATACAATACTGGCAGAAAATTGAACACGGAGAGATACCTGTATGCAGAAAAACATATCAGTGGTATAAATATTTGTCAGATAAAATACTGAATCCTGACAGTAATATGACATACAATCCAGCAAGGGCGAACCACATAATTGAATTTGCTGAAACATTCTGCTGTCCGTCTAAGGGAGATGGTTCGCCTATTGTATTGGAACTCTGGGAAAAGGCGCATCTGGCAGCAGTATTTGGTTTTATTGATGAAAGAGGAAACAGAATCTGCCGTGAATCTCTTCTCATTGTAGGTAAGAAAAATGGTAAATCATTTCTGTCATCAATTGTTGGATTATATATGCTTATCGGAGATGGGGAAAGAGGACCAGAAGTTTATAGCGCAGCTACAAAAAGAGATCAGGCAAAGATTATATGGCAGGAAAGCGTTCGTATGGTTAGAAAGTCAAAGGCGATTGCTAGACATGTGAAATGCAGGGTTGGAGATATATCAAGTGAACAGTTTAACAATGGTGTGTTTAAACCGCTTGCGAGTGACTATGATAGCCTTGACGGAATGAATATACATTGTGCGCTTTTGGATGAGATTCACCAGTGGAAAAATGGAAAGGCATTATATGACATATTAGCAGATGGCGTTTCTGCTAGAAACCAGCCGCTTATATACATTACATCAACGGCTGGAACAATTCGAGAAGACATTTATGATGCCAAATATGAAGAGGCAGAGCATATTATAAATGGAATTTTTAATGAGAATGGATATAAGGACATACATTTTTTCCCGTTTATCTATGAATTAGATGAGCGAAAAGAATGGCCGGACAAAAGTAAATGGATGAAAGCAAATCCCAATTTAGGAGTGTCAAAAAAATGGGAGTATCTTGAAAACAAGGTTAATAAAGCAATCAATAATCCAGCAGAGGTAAAAGACCTTGTTTGTAAGGAATTTAATATTAGAGAGACCTCATCTGAAGCATGGCTGACGTTTGAGCAACTGAATAATACAGCAATGTTTGATATTTCAACATTAAAACCACGTTATGGTATTGGTGGTTGTGATTTGTCAAGTACTACAGATTTAACTAATGCGACAGTGTTATTCATGGTGTGTGGTGATAACAGGATATATGTGTTGCAAATGTATTGGCTTCCTGAAGACTTGTTGGAACGAAGGGTAAGAGAAGATAAAATACCATATGACTTGTGGCGCGATCGGGGACTTTTGAGAACATGTCCAGGAAACAAGGTGCATTATAAATATATTCGGGAGTGGTTTGAAGAGGTACAACAGGATTATGACATTTATCTGTATAAATGTGGGTATGATGCATGGTCTGCCACATATTTTGTTGAAGATATGAAGAATACATTTGGAGCGGTAGTAATGGAACCTGTCATACAGGGTAAAAAGACGCTATCAAGTCCAATGAAATCATTGGGAGCGGACCTTGAAAAGAAAAAAGTAATATATAACAACAATCCAATATTAAAGTGGTGTTTGGGAAACACAGTTGTAGATATTGATAAAAACAATAATATCCAGCCATGTAAGGGAAATATTAGTACAAGACGTATTGATGGTCTTGCAGGTTTGCTAGATGCATATGTGGTACTGGAAAATAATCTTGAAGAATATCTGTCAATGATTTAAGGAGGAAGGATGAAACTGTTCAGAAAAAGAGAACCCACAAAGAAAGATGAAAAAGTGGAAAAAAATATTATGCAGATGGTTACAACATATGGTGAAAGCTTCTATTCTTGGAATGGAAAACTGTATGAAAGTGATATTGTTCGATCTTGTTTAAGGCCAAAAGTCAAGGCGGTAGGGAAATTGGTAGGAAAACATATTCGATCAGATGTGTCTGGTCTAACAATCAATCCAGATGCCAATATTCGTTTTCTGCTTTCAGAACCAAACCCACTTATGACAGGGCAGCAGTTTCAAGAGAAAGTTACAACACAACTTTGCCTGAATAATAATGCTTTTATTTTGATTGTTAGAGATGAAAATAATAAACCAATACAGTTATATCCAATTCCCTGTGTAATGTGTGAAACAGAATATATTAATAATGAACTTTGGTTAAAGTTTACTTACAGGAACGGAAAGAGCCAGAAATTTCTATATCATGAGGTCATTCATTTAAGGCAAGATTTTAATGAAAATGATGTGTTTGGCGAAAGTCCTGCAAAAGCATTGTCACAAATGATGGAAGTTGTCGGAACAATTGATCAAGGTATCATAAAAGCAATTAAAAATAGTGGCATTATTCGGTGGTTATTAAAGTTTACACAATCAATGCGCCCAGAAGATATTAAAAAAAATGTAAAAGAATTTGTAGATAATTATTTGAGTATTGAAAGTGATACATGGGGTGCAGCGGGAACGGATGCAAAAACAGAAGCAATTCGCATAGAACCTAAAGATTATGTACCCAATGCTCTGCAGACAAAGGAGACAATCAACAGGATCTATTCGTTTTTTAATACCAATGAAAAGATTGTTCAGTCAAAATGGACAGAAGATGATTGGAACGCCTATTATGAGGCAGAAATTGAACCACTTGCTATTCAGTTGGGGGAGACTTATTCTGTCAGACTATTCAGCAGGCGCGAGCGAGGATGTAACAATAGGATAATTTTTGAAGCAAGCAATCTGCAGTGTGCAAGTCTCACTACAAAACTAGGTTTTGTGCAGATGGTTGATCGTGGTGCTATGACACCAAATGAATGGCGTGAAACAATGAATATGGCACCAATAGAGGGCGGAGATCAGCCTATACGCAGACTTGATACGCAGGTTGTGGATATGATTGGTGGAATACTCAATAAAATGAACTCAGAGAATTACATGGTGATGGCATCAATAGCCATAAAATTATTGGATACTATGAGGAAGGAAAAAGATGAAACACAAAATCAATATCAGGGGTGTAATGATTCCCAATGATTATAAATGGTATTATAACTTTTTTGGTGGAGATAGTACTTGTCCGAAAGATGTACAGCAAATACTCGATTTATTTCAGGCAGGCGATGAAATAGAAATTTATATTAATTCGCCAGGCGGAGTGATTGATGTTGGGTCTGAAATTTATACGCTGCTGAAAACGCATAAAAACAATATAAAAATATACATAACAGGTGAGGCGTGCAGCGCAGCGTCTATCGTTGCTATGGCGGGTTATTGTGAAATGTCGCCAACAGCACTTATGATGGTGCATTGTGTATCAAGCGGAGTGCGGGGAAATCATGTAACAATGGAACATATGGGAGAAGTGCTTAGAACAGCGGATAAGGCATTGTGTACTGCTTACATGGACAAAGCAGGAATGACGGAAGCTGAAGCACTTGAAATGATGGAACATGAGACATGGCTGACTGCGCAGCAGGCAAAGGAAAAAGGACTGATAGATAAGATTATGTTTCAGGAACAAGAAGTAGAACCATTAGTCAACGGTCTGGCTTTTAATCTTCCTACTCAAGAGCAAATGGAAAGAGTCAAGAACATGATTGGCGATAAAACAAAGGATACTCTTTTAGTGCAGACAAAATTAAATTATCTAAAAATGAAGGGAGAACAAAGATGAATAAAAAACAGTATGAGGCAATGAGAAAAAAGCTTATGGATGAAGCACAGGCATTTATTGATGCCGGAAATGCAGAAGCAGCACAAGCAAAGATGGATGAAGTAAAAGCATTGGATGAAAAGTGGGATGCAATCGCGCAGGCAGCAGCTAATTTTAATGCTCTTAATAAAGAGCCAGAACTGTCTACAGTACTTTCTGTAAATGATAAAACAGGTGCAGATGATAAGAGGACAGATGTATTAGATGTATGGGCATCTGACTGTTATTTGAATGCATGGGCAAAAAAATTACAGGATAAACCACTTAACGATAAGGAAAACGAAGCTTACAAGTTGGTGAATGAGGCATACACTCATACAACGAAAAATACTGGTACCGTAATTCCTAAAACAGTTGCAACGAAAATATGGGAACTTGCAGGAGAACTGTATCCTTATTTTTCAGATGTACAGAAAACATATGTAAATGGTCTGATTTCTGTACCAATGGAAGATACAAGCACAGACGCAGCGTGGTATGAAGAAGCTACAAAAACACAAGATGGAAAAGAGACCTTTAAAGAGTTTACATTATCGGGGTGTGAGCTGTCTAGGGTGATTACAGTTAGTTGGAAATTAAAAGAAATGGCGATGGATGATTTTATTCCATATATTCAGAGAAAAATGGCAAAAAAAATGGGCGCAGCCGTAGGGTATGGTGTTACTCATGGGCAGGGAAATATCAATGAGGGAAAACCAGAACCTATCGGTGTAGTGACCGCTCTGGAAAAAGAAAAGAATGCGCCACAAATAATCGAATATAATGAAGTGCCTACATTTGCTAATATTACAGCAGCAAGAGCACTGATTAAAAGTGGGTATAGTACAGGATTAAAGATATATGCTAATTCTGCAACAATTTGGAATAAGATTGCGAATATTGTTGATGCAAATATGCGACCGATTTTTATGCCAGATCCTACAAGTGGAGGTTATAGGGTTCTTGGAATGGAAGTAAAAGAGGATGATTCTATGGCAGATGGAGAAATTCTGCTGTCAAATGCTTTTGCCGGATATCATGTAAATATCAATAAGGAAATGACAATGCTGAGTGAGGAGCATGTTAAGGAACGCCAGACGGATTATTGTGGTTATGCGATTATGGATGGAAATATTATTACAGATAAGGCACATGCGTTGTTGAAGGAGAACGTGGCTACAGGAGTATCCAGTCAGAAGGAGTTAGAATAGTTGATTGGAGGAATTTATCATGGAGCTGCTTAAACAGATAAAGAAATCACAGCGCATTACACATGACTCTCTTGATGATATTCTTATGACTGATATTAATGCAGGTGCTGATGAGTTGGTAAGAGTTGGTGTAATGTCTTATGACATTCATGGAAATATCATTGATAATCCTTTAATACGAAAGGCGATTGAGCTGTATGTGAAGGGTATGGAAGATTTTGAGGAGAAAGGCAGCATGTATATGGCATCTTTTGAGAAGTTAAGAGACGCTATGGCATTGAGTGGTGAATATTGTGCGCAACGAATTGATAACTCTAGTGACAATAATTGAATCACATAATAATCGTGGATTTGGTCAAATAGAAAGTACCGCCAGGAGAGAAATATTTGCCGAAATACGTTCTGCAGGTGTAATTGAAAAATATGAGGCACAAAGGGCAGGGATAGATATTTCAATAATATTTAAGGTTGATACAGACTCATATAAGGCTGCATTGATTGATGGAAAATGTCCAGATATAGTGGAATATGACGGTATGACATACAGAATTTGTGATGTGCGCAGAAAAAAATCATACGCAAATACAGAAATTGTATGTAAAGAGGATAATATATATGGCACGGTTTGATATATATCATGATGGAATAGATTTGGATGAATTATTTCATATTGATTTTGATGAGATTGCGGAGGAAGCGTTAAAAGAGGCTGCGCCAGTTCTTGAAAAAAGCATGAAGGCAGCAGTGCAGGCTTGTGTTGGGCATTCAGGGGATTCAGAGCTTGTGAAATCAATAAAGGCAAATAAGCCAAAGAAAGCAAGAAATGGCGCATGGATAGTAAATGTGACATTTAAGGGTTATTCCAAGACTAAAGTATATCATGCAAAGAAGAGTAAGCGTACATATCCTGTAAGCAATGCATTGAAAGCTATATGGAAAGAGTATGGTATTGCTGGAAGACAGCCTGCGCATCCGTTTCTTGCAAAAGCAGTTAATGATGCAGAAGGTGAAGCATTAAATATTATACAGAAAAAATTTGATCAGAAAGTAGGAAAATAAATGGATTTGACAGATATATTGATGCAGTTGGCAACTGTAACAGGAATACAGGTATATCAAGATATATGTATAGATGAGGACACAGACAAATATATCACCTGTGTATATCAAGATGAAAGACCCGCTTTATGTGCGAATAACCGCGTACTTGCTGATCAGTGTGACATCTATGTAAATCTGTATACCCCATCGGGTTTTGATTATTTTGGGGTAAAGAGACAAATAAGAGATTATTTGGAAGAAAAGGAATTTGTAATAAATTCTATCCATTCTGGACTTGAAGATGACATTTCTGGAAATAAAATACGAAGAACAACATTCGACTGCAAATATGTAGGATTTAGAGAGTAGGAGGAAATAGAATTATGGCATTTATAGGATTGATGCAACCATATGTAGCGAGGTTGGTTGATGAGGAGCAGAAAAAATATACAGATTGTTTCTTATGTGGAGAGGCGATTAGTGTGAATATAACGCCGAATTATAACGAGGCAAAGCTGCATAGCAATAATCGTCTTAAAGAGTATGTGAAGGAATTTAAAGATGGCAATATGACATTAGGGACAGATACCTTGCCAATAGAGGCATCAAGAGTATGCTTCGGGCATGAAGTTAGCGAGGATAACAGGGAAGTAACATATAAGACAAATGATTCAGCAAATTATGTTGGGGTTGGTTTTTTTGCTGATGAAATTATTGATGGCAAAAGGGAATATGTTGCTACAGTTGTATATAAAGTAAAGTTTGGAGAGGCTTCAAACGAATACTCTACCAAAGGAGATAATATTGAATTTAAAACACCTAAAATTGAGGGAGTAATAGCAGGGCTTAGTAATGGTGAGTGGAAAACAACCAAAATATTTGACACAGAATCTGAGGCGGATAAATGGCTTCAGGATATTTTTGGATATAAGAAAACAGAACCAGGCGGTGGATCAGGAAATACGAGTTCTGCATCAGCATACAAAACAATAAAAACCAAATAGTTAGATGTAGTCATGCAGAGGGGGGAAATAACAAGATGTATGAACATACAGAAACGGTAGTTCTTGCAGGGAAGGAATATCCAATTAGATGTAATATCAATGTGCTTGCTGAAATCCAAGAACAGTTTGGAACAATATCTAATTTTACAATGCTTATAGCTGGGGTAAGGGTTGCCAAAGATGAAAACGGTAATGCAATGATGGATGATGACCATAAAATTATATTTGAGCGTTGTGACCCATCAATTCGGGCAATTGCAGCAATCCTTCCTTGTATGCTTACAGAAGCATCTAAAGATACGGAACTGGAAGAGGCTATTGATGCGGTCAACAATGCTCGATTTGAATTATATAGAACAGCATTACAGATGCATAAAGAATTAGATAAATGCTTTGAGCGAAAAAACGTGTAGTCCGTCAGAGGGGAAATGGGAATGAAAGTGATAAGATAGACTTCTGGCGGATTATCGCACAAGGAATACATATGGGACTTACAAAAGAAGAGACAGAGCATTTGTATATGGGAGAGTATATGGATTTGTTCGATGCATACAAGGAGATACATAACATGACAGTAAAGAAAATGCTGTATGTTATTCCTGACAGGCTGGACAAGCCTGTCAGTATGCTGAATCTGTAGGGAGGCATATATGGCAGAAAAGAAAATCGGTGGAAAACTTGTAATAGATGGTGAGGCGGAATTTCGTGCAAATCTGACAAGCGCAAAGACAGCGATGAGCAAATTTCAAAACGAATTGAAGTTAGTTAATACAATATATAAGGATAACGCCAATTCGCTTGCGGCATTGCGGGATAAACAGCAAGTATATATTAATCTTCAAGAAGAACAGCGTAACAAAGTAAGTCTGTTTACAGATATTCAAGATAAGGCGGTTAAAAAATACGAAGAAGAACAAAAAATGTTGTCTAGTCTTAGGCAAAGAAAAGAAGAACTGAATACTGCATTAGAAAGAGCAAAAGAAGAATACGGAGAAAACAGTGAAGAAGTTAAGAATCTGACTGATGAGTTAGCTGATGCAAATGACCAGTATGAGGCACAAGAAAGGGTTGTACAAAAAACTGGTGATAGAGTAAACAAATATAAAAGTGATCTAAACGGAGCAGAGGCGGAGCTTGCAGAACTCAATGATGAAGTAGATCGGAATACACAATATCTGACAGAGGCAGAAAACTCTATAGATGGATGTGCGACATCTATTGACCAGTATGGAAATGAAGTACAGGAATCAACGGATAAAACTTCTGTATTTGCCGATGTTTTAAAGGCGGAACTTTTATCCAGTGTCATAAAGGAAGGCATTAAAAAGATTGCAGATGGTATTGAGAAAATTGCAACGTCTGCAACACAGGCAGGAAGTACCTTTGAGGCATCTATGTCACAAGTAGCTGCTACTATGGGGATGACGACAGAGGAAATTGCAAATGGAAGTGCGGAATATGAATTGTTGAGTAAGGCAGCACAAGATTGTGGAAAAGCAACTATGTTTTCTGCGTCACAATCTGCAGAAGCGCTAAATTATCTTGCTTTGGCAGGATATGATGCAGAGAAGGCTGCAGCGACATTGCCAAGAGTATTAAATCTTGCAGCAGCAGGCGGACTTGAACTTGGATATGCAAGTGATCTGGTGACAGATTCTATGGCGGCATTAGGACTTCAAACCAGTGAATTGGATAAGTATATTGACGAGATGGCAAAAACATCACAGAAGTCAAATACAAGTGTTTCACAACTCGGTGAGGCTACACTTGTGTGTGCAGGTACCGTATCTATTACAGGGCAAAGCTTAGAGACTATGAACACTGCGCTTGGTGTTATGGCAAACAATGGACTAAAAGGTGCCGAGGGAGGCACACATTTGCGAAATATTTTGCTATCTCTTTCCGCACCAACAGACAAGGCTGCAAGTGCGATAAAGTCTTTGGGATTGCGGGTGTATGATTCCAAGGGAGATATGCGCGACCTGAACGATATTTTGACCGACATGAATAATTTGACATCTGATATGACAAAGGGAGACAAGACTCAACTGATAAATACAATCTTCAATAAGACTGATATTGCTGCTGTAAATGCATTGTTGAAAAGCACTAATGGGGAATATAGTGATTTAAATGCGCAGATAAATGATTGTTCTGGAGCAGCACAGGCAATGGCAGATACTTTAAATGATAACCTGAAAGGCAGAGTAACGATCCTCAAGAGTGCGCTTGAAGGACTTGGCATAACTGCATATAACCTTTTTGATGATGAAATGAAATCTGCCGTAGATTCTGCTACAGATGCTGTAGGAAAACTGCAAGATGAGATTGATAATGGTGATTTGGGTGTATCTTTGAGGAATATGTCGACAGCATTAGGAGAATTTGCTGTAAATGCAATTGGTGCAGCAGAAAATGCACTTCCAATGTTGATAAATGGATTAACATGGTTATTGGAAAACGGAGAGATTGTTGCTGGATTAATAGGAGGTGTGACATCGGCAAAAGTTACCTACACTGTGGCTACAGAAGCAGCGACCATTGCACAGAAGCTATTTAATGTTACAGCCAATGCCAATCCTTATATATTCCTTGCTACAGCGATTGCAGGTGTAATTGGTGCAATAACTTTGTATGCAAAAACTGCGGATAAGGAAACAGTGCAGCTTACAGAATCTACTAAGAAATTGATAGATGCATCTGAGAAATTGAACGATGAGACAGCGGATGCAGTACGAAAACGAGAGGAATCCGTATCGAATCTTGAGAATGAACGAAAAGCTTGTATAAGACTTGTTGACGAACTGGATGAGTTGCAAAGCAAAACTGTATTGACAACATCAGAGCAAGCGAGACAGGCAGCAATCGTTGATGAGCTGAATAACTTAATGCCTGAATTGAACCTTAGCATCGATGAACAGACGGGGTTGACAAATATGTCAACGGAAGCTCTGCACGGAAATATTAATGCGCAGATGGAATTGATAAAACTTCAGTCAGCAAGAGAGCAGCAAAAGGAGATTACAGATGAACTTGTCGAGGCTGAAATTCACCTTGCTGAACTTACTGCAGAACAAGAAGCGGCAAAAACCAGACTAGCAGAGGCTGAGGAGAGAATAAATGCTGCACTGGCGGAACAGGGAGAGCACGCAAGGGTAAGTGAGGAGGCACTAGAAGAGTATGCACGTGCAGAAGAAGATATTGAGGCTTTGCGCATACAGATAGATGAGACAACAGGGACAGTAAATAACCTGAAAGGAGAATATGAACAGACTACTCAGTATATTGCAGAGACAGAAGCATTTACAAGTGCCGCAGAAGCTATAAAAATGCTTGGTGATGTTGCATTGGGTACAGGAGATGATATAGCTGTAATGTCAGATGACGTTATAGAAGAATATAACAAAATGTATACTGATCTTCAGAAGAGTATTAATGGGCAAATAGATTTGTTTTCAAAGTTTTCTGCTGAGACAAAAATATCTTCCGAGGAAATACTGGAAAATATGCAATCTCAAATTAATGGTGTATCTGAGTGGGCTGAAAATATGGATGAATTGGCAGACAGAGGAATTAACAAAGGGCTTTTGAAATATTTAGCAGATATGGGGCCACAAGGAGCAGGATATGTAGCAGCGTTTGTAGCTATGACTGATGCTCAACTGAAAGAAGCCAATAAAATGTTTGAAGAATCAGTGAAACTGAGTGACTCATCTGCGATGAATATAACGGATTCGTATTTTAGTGCAGGAGAAGATGCCACACAAGGATTTATAGATGGAGTGTCTGGTGAAATGGAGGAAGCTATCGCAGCGGCAGAAGAACTGAGTAAAAGCACTCTCAAAGCATTAAAAATAAATTTAGATATTAATTCTCCATCTAAAAAGACTATGGAATTAGGAGAGAGTTTTGATGAAGGCTTGCAGAAAGGAATAGGTAATAATACAAAAAATGTTCTGAATGCAATTAAACAGCTTACTAAGACCATGCTCACTGAAACAAAGACAGGTATACCACCCAAAGAATATGAACAGATTGGCACACAAGTTATAGAAGGATTTAGAAATGGTATTGAATCTGGCAAGAGCAGAATACTTGAATCTATCCGATCAATGTGTGAACAAACAATTCAGGCAGCAAGAGACAAGCTTGATATACATTCACCCTCAAAAGCTTTTGCGTATCTGGGTGAAATGTCTGGCGAAGGTTATACATCTGGGTGGATAGACAGTATGAAGGATATAGACAGCACGATTATAGAAAATCTTCCGGATATGGTATTGCTCAATGATGAGATGTGTGATTCATATGAAAAAATGGTGCAAGATGCCAAGAATTTTTGTCAACAGATTTTAGGAGTTAATACAGCAATTGAAACTGTTGGCAATGAATATAATGAAACAATGCTGGATATTACAGATGATACATCTGTGACAAAAGCCTGTGAAAATATAAGTGAACTTGGGGAAGCTGCATTAAACACTGGCGAGGATATTACAATAATGTCCAAAGAGACAATAAAAGCATATGCGGAGATGTATTCATCTATTGCTGAAAAAGTAGAAAATCAAATGGATTTATTTACAACGTTTGACGGAAAAGCAAAGATGTCCTCAAAAGATATGCTCAAGAGTATGAGATCACAAGTTGTTGGTGTTGCACAATGGGCTGCGGATATGAATACTCTCGCAGAGCGCGGGATCAATCGGGGATTGTTACAGCATCTTGCGGATATGGGTCCTACCGGTGCGGGTTATGTATCAACGTTTATCAACATGACAACTGAAGAACTTGCACAGGCTAACGGGCTATTTGAAACATCACTTGTACTTCCTGATACAACAGCAATGCTTATTACAGATTCTTTCGCATCAGCAGGAATGGACGCTGCAAAAAGGTTTACAGAGCAAATTGTATTAGGGACGAATGAAATAAGTGACGAATATGAAAAGATGGTGCAAGATGCAGAGACATTTTGTCAACAGATTTTAGGAGTTAATGCGGCAATCGAAACTGTTGGTAGTAAATATGACGAAACAATGTTGGATATTGCAGGTGATACGTCTGTGACAAAAGCTTGCGAAAATATCAGTGAATTGGGAGAAGCTGCATTGGGGACTGGCAATGACATTAGTATGATGTCTAGGGAAAGTATAGTCGCATATCAAGAGATGTATTCTTCTGTTGTAGAAAAAGTGGGTAGTCAAATAGACCTTTTTTCAGAATTTTCGGGCAAATCAAAAATGTCAGCGGATGATTTGCTTAAAAATATGCAGTCGCAAGTTACTGGTGTTGCACAATGGGCTACAGATATAAATACGCTTGCAGATCGTGGGATTAATCAAGGTCTGTTACAACATCTTGCGGATATGGGACCTACTGGTGCGGGTTATGTGTCAACTTTTGTTAGTATGACAGATGAAGAACTTTTACATGCTAATAGATTATTTGAGACATCACTTGTACTTCCTGATGCGACAGCTACTCTTGTGGCAAATTCATTTGCACAGGCTGGAAAAGATGCGGCAAGAGGATTTGCAGATGGGATTGAGTCTAGTACAAATGAAGTTGTGGATGCATCTGAATCTATGTCTTGTGATTCTCTTGATACTGTTATGACAACATTAGATGAGCATTCACCTTCCAAAAAAACTGAAGAAATGGGAAAGAATTTTTCCGAAGGGTTGCGAATTGGAATTGATGAGCGCAAGGCAAATGTTTTGAACGTAATAAAGTTGCTAACAAATGCTATGTTGACAAATACGAAAAAAAACGTAGTTGAAAATGAGTATATGGAAATAGGCAGACGGGTTGCAGAGGGAATGAGGAATGGTATAGAAACTGGAAGGAGCGCAGTTTTGGAATCCGTGAGAACGTTATGTGAAGAAACAATTCAAACTGCCAAAGATAAATTGGATATACATTCGCCTTCAAAAGCTTTTGCATATCTAGGTAAAATGTCTGGTGAAGGTTATATCACAGGCTGGGAAGATACTGTTGAGAATATTAACAATACTATCGCAGATACATTTCCAGATATGCCAGGTGTTAGTTCGCATAATAATGCAAGTATAGTTGGAGTAGATACATCTCGAATATCTGATATGTGCGAAAAAATCTATAGTATCATAGCACAGTACATGCCAGGTATGTCTAAAATGCAAATGGTAACAGATACAGGTGCTCTAATAGGACAGCTTGTACCTAGAATCGATAAGGAATTGGGCGATATAGGATACTATAAGAGTAGGGGCGGATATGAATGACAGGTGTAAGATTTGGAGAGATACATAGTTATCGTGATTTAGGATTAGCACTAAGCAGTGTTGAGATTACGCCACCAGAACCTAAAGTATACAGAATAAGTGTTGCGGGAGCAGATGGCGATATTGATATAACGGGAGCACTGACAGATGGTGATGTGAAATATGAACGAAGGATACTTACTATTGAATTTGCAATGTTAGGTGATAACAGAGATATACATAATAAGTACAGTGAAGTAATGAATGCCATTCATGGCAAGGAGTTTTCTGAAATTGTATTTGACGATGATGGTAACTATTTTTACACTGGGCGCGTGAGCGCAACAGCGTTAAGCAGTGAACCACTAAAAGGCACAATAATAGTACAATGTGTTGTAGATCCATACAAATATGATTGGGGAGATAATTGGCTTTGGGATCCATTTAGTTTTGAAACAGGCGTCATAAATGAAATGTACAATTTAGAAGTGAAAGGGAGATTAGAGGTGGTCTTTATTGGACAACGAAAAAAATATGTTCCCACAATAACAGTATCATCTGCAATGGCAGTGCAGTATAAGGATAAAAACTATAGCCTGTCTACAGGGAAAAATAAGATATTTGATATAAAATTTCAAGAGGGTAATAATTATCTGGTGTTTTCTGGACATGGTGTTATATCAATCGAAAATATAGGAGGTAGTTTGTAATGTATCAAGTTGTCGCAGTTTTGCAGGGAAGGGAACATGTTCTAATGGACATTCGAGATGAAGCGTACATATTGGAAGTTCCAAGATTGACATTGCAGATAAATAACGCGGGAATGTTTACATTTAGCATACACCCTACCCATCCAGAAGCAAAAAGTATTGTTCCATTAATTACACTCGTTAAAGTGTATAAGACAGATTATAGAACATATAAAAAATGGATGTTTACAGGGCGCGTTATTGATATTGAAAAAGATATATACAATAATAATCGTGTTAAATGTGAAGGGATTTTGGCATATCTTGTTGATAGTATTGTCGCCCCATATGAATATCAAGGAACACCGGCTAATTATGTAAAACAATTGGTAAACTCTCATAATTCTCAAGTAAATAAAGAGAAGCAGTTTACATTAAGAGCATTGGACTTATCAGATATAGATACAAATAACAATATAGTTCGTGCCAACAGAAATTATCCTACAACAATGCAGGAAATAAAGGATAAGGTAATAAATTTATTAGGTGCATATGTATCAGTGGAAGATTCTAAAGATAGCTTGTATATAGATTGTAGCCAGAACATAACACATTATAACAAACAAGCTATACGATTAGGAGAAAATATAATTGATTTAACACAGACAAAAAATGCTGGGAACATACGTACAGTAATGGTTGGGATAGGAGCAGAAGATAAGGAAGGCAATCGTTTGTCGGTTACAATTGAAAATGATAATGCAATAGCAAAGTATGGCAGAATTGTGGGCACAATGAAATTTGAGAATGTAACTACTTTAGAACAGTTAGAAAAGAAAACGAAGGCATATCTTGACAATGTAATTACAGGGACAGATACGATTGAGGTAAGAGCCGTCGATTTGAGTATGACAAATGCTGAAATTGAATCTATTGGACTTGGGTATTGTTATGTAGAATCCAAGTACAATAATTTGGATCATGTGCGAATGCTTGTGAGTAAGATTGAACTTTATCTTACAGATCCAGGTCAGAATACATTTAGTCTAGGCGTGACAGCACGAAGTATGACTACCAGTATGTCACAGGCAAATTCTGTAATGGATAAGGAAGTTGAAAGAATAGCAAGTATTATTAGTCCCAGAATACAGTATGCTGTTGAAAATGCATCTCAATTAATTACAGGAGCCAAAGGTGGATATGTGGTTTTAGATTGTGGGGGAAATGCAGACAAGCATCCAGAACAGATATTAATTATGGATGCACCAGAAAAAGAAAATGCAAAGTATGTAATCCGAATAAATAAAAATGGAATAGGTTTTTCTACATCTGGATATAACGGTCCTTACGCAAATGCTTGGACAATTGATGGAAATCTTGTTGCAGATTTTATAACGACTGGAACAATGTTTGCTGACCGAATCCGTGGAGGAACATTAGAGATTGGCGGAGAGAAAGACGGATGTATAACGGTTTTAGATGGTAGAGGAAATATTGTAGCAACAATAAATAAGGAAGGTGTAACTGTCCTAAAGGGAAGCATACGAGGTTCCACAATAACAGTGGGAGGTACATCTAATGCAGATGGAGAAATAACGGTTTTAGATGGTAGAGGAAATATTGCAGCAACAATAAATAAGGAAGGTGTAACTGTCCTAAAGGGAAGCATACGAGGTTCCACAATAACAGTGGGAGGTACGAAAAATGCATCTGGGTGCATAACTGTCTTGAATAGCTATGGCGATATTAAGCTTACAATTGATGTTAATGGTATTAACGTCAATGACAAATTTAAAATAGATATGAATGGCAATATGGAAGCTATCAGTATATCTGGTGATGCAATAGAGCAAATAAATGATATTATTGATAGTTCTGAGGCTATGAAGACTGCAAAGCAGGCTATTAAGGAAGCTAATAATGCTGCTAATACGGCTAAAGGTGCTGCAGAAACAGCTCAGAGTGCCGCTAATAAGGCGCAAGAAACAGCGGACATTGCAAATAGTGCAGCAGATGCGGCAAATAGTGCGGCTACAGCGGCAAAAAATGCCGCAGATAAAGCGCAGGTAGCAATTGATGCGTTGAATGTCACAGTAACTAATTTGAATAATATGGTAAATCAAATTAATGAATGGATAAAGCAACTTAATGTGCAAATAAGAGAATTGGGTAAGCCAGGAATATCATAGGGAGAGAAGTATGGCAAACATAGTAAAATATTTGGAACAAATTCTTAAAGCAAGATTTGGGCGTGATGTTCGGTTGTCGATACATAATGCTATAGATGCTGTAAATAGTAGCGTGGAAGGTTCAGCTGCAGTAGCAGAGACAGCTAGAAGAGGTGCGGAGACAGCCAAGACAGCAGCAGAGACAGCTAGAAGAGGTGCGGAAACAGCCAAGACAGCAGCAGAGACAGCTAGAAGAGGTGCGGAGACAGCCAAGACAGCAGCAGAGACAGCCCAGAAAAAATCGGAAGCAGCTCAAGTCGAATCTAAGAAAAGTGCAGACATATCTGTTGCTGCAGAAACAGTTGCACTCGCGGCAAAAAAGCAAGCGGTTGAAACGCTTACAGATGTTAGGCAAAAACTTGAAACAGGTTATTTTAATGGTTCTAAGGGTGACAAAGGTGACAAAGGGGACAAAGGTGATAAGGGCGATAAAGGTGAGCGTGGGGATAAAGGCGATAAAGGTGAGCGTGGGGACAGTGGGGTGACAGTACCAATAAGTGGAATGTTTAATCTGATCGGAGATAAAGATGGTAATCTGTGGGTGGCATTTCCAGATGATTCACAAGATTATGCCCAGTTTGAAACAGATGAAGATGGAAATATTTATATGATAGTATCTGATGATGAGAAAGGTGTAGGTACATGAAAGTATTAATTGGAAATTTTAAAGGCCCTCAGGGAGAGCAAGGTATTGAAGGGCAAAAAGGTGACACTGGAGCAATAGGACCAAGGGGCAGTCGATGGACAAGTGGTACTGGTATAACTGGTACAAGTACTGTTGGTATTGTTTTTATAACAAGCGGTATAACAGATGCACACATACAGGACTATTATATAAATACAAATACAGGAAATTTGTATGAATGTATAGTGCCAGGTACAGCAGATATAGCAGAGTGGGTATATATTGGCAACTTTAAAGGACCAACAGGTGCTACAGGACCTGCAGGAAGTATTTCTGATATAAATAAACAGAAGCCTACATACGAAGAAGCTTCCAAACTTGAAAATATAAAGAGTGGAGAAACGGTAGCGATAGCATTTGGAAAGCTAAGAAAAGCGTTAGCAATTTTTATTACGCATTATATGCAGAAAGCTACTACTTCAATATTGGGGCATGTAAAATTATCTAATAGTGCAGCCATAACTAAAGCTGGTGAGTATGCACTTGATGCAATTGAAAAGAATGCATCTGTAGAAGGGACACTAGCAAATTTGATTAGTCAACAAAATAGCGATTTGTTGAATAAAATTGAAGTTGTATATTCTGGTTTAGATTCTGCCGAATCAGAAATTAATTTTTCACCTTTTCCATTTGGTATGTATATTGTAATATCATATCGTTTCACCGCTATAATATGGCGTTGGAGTAATAGTTTAAGATGTAAAATAATAGAAAAAGAAGGTTCAATCGAACTAACTACTAATAAATTAGTATTGGAATTTAACCAAACGGTAACTTATATTTGCATAATACAATGTTGGCATAGATAACAATATTTTAATAGGGGAATTTTATGACTATAAACTTTACGATACATGGAAAATCGTTGAGATAAGCTCTATTGGTATTTAGTTGTTCCACGTAATATTATTTTTATCTGTTGCAAACAAAAAACCAGTATAAAGCTTGCCACTTCGCCCAATGTATAATATTCGTTTTTGGCTTACATCTGTACAAGGAAGGACTATACCGCTACCATAATTTTCGGGAAAGCATTCTTCTCCTGTCCAGTTAGAAAAGAATAACACAGCATTCCTTCCGCTGTTAGTTATTATAATATCTTTCCAAGGTATTGCCCCAATGCTTGTAAGTCCAGTGCTATTTATTTTAAACAAATCGCTATTTAACGAACAAAGCTGTAACTCGTAAACCTAACAATAAAAAAGAAAGGATTAAAAAAATGAATGAAGTAATTACAGTTGGCAGTGAAAAATACACTGTCACGAATGTAGAAACGGGACTCAACGCAATATCCTTTACAGTCATTGATTCAGCAGTTGGTGATGTAGAGGCAGTTTTTAGGGACGTAAAGGAGCTAACAGTAGGAGATACGGAGGGGGCAGTTTATGGTGAGTATCCTGATGTTGAATTTGAATCCCTTACGATCAGTGCAGATGGGAGAGTCTCAGTAGTTATGCATATTCTGAATGAGACAGAGAAGCAGATCAGAGAACTGCAAATATCCCAGGCAGAACAGGATGAGGCTATAGCAGAGCTTTTGTATGGAGGGGGTGAGGCATGATGAGCAATACAGTGAAGAATATTATCGTTAGAGTAGTTAAAAATAGAATGGCAGCAGGTGAGGCTTTTGAGGAGATTATTAAAAGTTATCTCCGATTGACAAAAGACGAAATAAAAGAGATTAAAGAAGAACTTTAGAGAAGAAGGGAGTCTATAGAAATGGGTTTTGCAGAAAAGATAGTGTTAACATTGACTAATAATATGCTGATCCAGCTTGTCATAATTGCTATCGTGATGGATACAATATTTGGTATTATTCGAGCTGTAAAAGAACATGGATTCAATAGTTGCTTTGGAATTGACGGAGCAATCCGAAAAATAGCCATGATAGTATCAATAGTCTTGTTATGTGTTGTTGATGTGCTTATACATATCAATCTGATTGGATTTCTTCCAATCGGGGTAAAGGAGTGGATATCTGCTAATTTGGGTATCAGTGTTATCGGCATTGCTGAGTTTTTCTGTGTACTATATCTAGTTTATGAGATTGTAAGTATTCTAAAAAACATGGTTTTGTGTGGCTTACCAGTCAAGGCAATTTGGTTGAAAGTTAGAAATATTTTACAGAAATATACGGACGAACTTCCAGACAGTGATGAATTAACTTTAGAGGTAAAAGAACTAAGAGAGGAAAAAGTCCATGAAAATAAGTAAAGATATAGTTGCAAAAGGGACTGATATAAGCAAATGGCAAGGAACTGTTGATTTTGTTAAGATGAAACAGGAAGGGATTGCATTTGTGATTATTCGTGCTGGGTATGGAGAAACACAAGACAAGATGTTTAATACCTACATAAATAATGCACTTAGGGCAGGAATTTCAGTAGGCGTATATTGGTTTATTTATGCAAAAGATAAAACAGATATTATTAAAAATGCGCATAAGTTTCATCAAGTAATCGAAACATATAAAGATAAAATCATATGTGGAGTATGGGCAGACTGGGAGTATGACAGTGATAAAAAAGCAGGATTTCTGACAATGGAGCAGCGTTCAGAAATGGTGGGTGAGTTTTGTAAGATTATGATTGGCTATGGATATGATATAGGAATCTATGCCAATATGGATTACATTCAAAACAAATTTACTTCAGAGCTTGTGGCTGCATACCCATTATGGTATGCAAGGTATGAGAAGAAAATAGGTTCGGCGGGATATAAAGGAAAGGACGGACACCCATATATTTGGCAGTACAGCAGTAAAGGTACCGGAAAAGTGTATGGAGCAGAATCTCAATATATAGATTTAGACTATGCCTATTTTCAGATACCAGATAAAAATACTAACAATATAAGCGAAGTAGCTAGTATAAATATCAACCCATATTTAGAACCAACATCGAATATAAGGAAAGGAACAAGAGGAGAAGGCGCGAAATGGGTACAATGGTGTCTTTGGCGTTTTGGATTGCTGGAGGAGTCGGAAATTGATGGTGTTATCGGTTCACATTCTGAATCTGCAATAAAGGTAGCGCAGGCAAGGCTGGGAATAGGGGTAGATGGGATTGTAGGGAATATTACTCTAAACACTTTTAAGAGCGTGTTAGTTTAATTAATTTCAAATTAGTATTTAAAATGTAAAGGTTTGAATAAGCAGATAAATTGATGCTTTTTCAGACTTTTTTTGATAATTAGATTCTAAAATTTTTATTTTGTCAGAGTTGTTGTAAGTTCATGCTATCCATCATTTGCACAAAATCAAATCTGAATGAAAAGTCTTTTAATCCCCCCATCTGAGATGGGGAGAACGGAATAAGCCGTAGCGTTGCCTAAAGTACTAAAATAAAACCTCCTATGTTACAATGTTGTGGGTTTCGTGATCCAAAACATTACACAGGAGGTGTCCAATGGACAATAAAAGTTTAGCACATACAAGATGGAATTGCACGTATCATTTGGTATTTATTCCAAAATACCACCGTAGAATTATGTGAGATGAAAGGTGTTTCTCTCATAGAAGGGAAGATTTGTGTGGACCATGTTCATTTATATGTGGGAATCTCGCCAAAGATAAGCATTTTTGAGTTTATGGCATATCTGAAAGGGAAAAGTTCGCTTATATTTTTTGACAGGCATCCGGAGTACTGCACCAAATGGGGAGACAGGCATTTCTGGGCGCGTGGTTATTATGTTGCAACAGTAGGGAATGTAAACGAAGAAATTGTCAGAAAATACATTCGGGAACAGGAAGAGAACGATAAACTAGAGGAAGGGATAAAGTAGCAGAGTCTCCGCTGGAGGCAGCTAGCACTAATGGTATTGCGAAACCCACCTCTGGAGGAACCAGTATTATCCCCTGGAGGGGGTGTTCTTAACCCCCATTTGAAATCTTAACTTGACCCACAAGTCTTAAAGCAGGTAATTTTGCACAAAATTAAGCTAATTATCTGTTCACAATTATGCTTACATTAATAAAGAAGAAATAAAACCAGCAAGTATATTTTATAACCATAATTGTGCAAATTTACAAATGTGGGTCAAGTTAAGATTTGAATGGGGGTTGCTAATTTCTCGGCAAATTTAGATGACATTGTAAAAAGATTGTCTATTTGCAAAACTATATTTTTAATATTTATATTTGGTTTTATGCTGTATATTAAATGTAGACTGGTCAATTCTGTCCCTTGTCTATTTGAGTAAAGAGATATAAACTATTTGCATAATATGCTTATATAAATATGATAGGATTAATGAATCAACGAAATATTTTGTTTATATTTTTAGTATATTTCAAAATAAATAAAGTTAAAATATTGGTAAATTCATAAAACTATACATACTTTTGATAAAAATGGTTAGGAGTAAAATGATGAAGGTACTTTTTCTACATTTAAGTGATGCTCATTTGAAGGAGGACACTATGTTATCGAACCTAAATATACAAGCAATCATTAAATCTCTTGTGAAAATAGGAGAATTCGATAAGTGTATATTGGTTTTCTCGGGGGATATAACAAAATCTGGTAAACAAAACGAATATAAGGTTGCAGAACATTTTTTTGGAATGTTAATTAAAGGAATTAAGGATAGATATTCAACATTAAAAAATGTCCTAACATTTATTGTCCCAGGAAATCATGATATGGTTATTAAAGAACCAAAAAGGGATGTAGCAATTTTGAAGGAGTATTATAAAGATAATAAATTGGATGAACATTATTATAATGAGTTAGAGCAATTAAGTTATTTTTATAAATTTGCAAACAGAAATAAATGCTATTGCAGGGAGAAAATTATTGATAGTAGAAGAATTCAAATTGATAATTTATCTTTTAAAATAAATCTTATTAACTCTGCTCCTTTTTCTATTCTGGGTGGTGATAATGGTGACAAGGGTATGCATTATATACCAGAAATAGAGTTAGATAAATTGAGTTCGAATAATGGTGAGAATTTTACTATCTCTATTATCCATCATGGACCAGAGTGGTTTTCGGATAAATCAAAAGAAAATTTATACGAAAAATTGTATTCCCAATCGGATCTCATTTTTGTAGGTCATGATCATTATTCAAAAAACGAAAATACAGTTATAAATGGAAATAATAAAGTTGATATTTCAACAGGAATAGCGCTATATGGAACTAAAAAAGAGCAAGGATATAATGCAATTATATTAGATACAGAGAAAAAAAGTTTGCTAGGCTACAAATTTGTATACAATGGTTCAATTTATAAACCAATTGAAAGTCCAATATTGAATAATCAAAATGTAATTTTCAGAGGAAAAAATAAGTTTACTCATACAGAAAGCTTTGTAAGTTTTTTATCTAGTGATGTTGAACAAAGAGAAGGAGATAAATATTTAAATTATTTTGTTTTTCCTACATTAGAACTAAAGGATATCAATCAAGAATTGAAAAATTATAAAATATCAACTATAGAAGAATTTGTTCAAATTTTACCATTAAACAAAATTATTTCAATTGAAGGGGGACCAAAGGCTGGAAAAAGTATTTTAGCAAAATATTTATGTTTATATTTTGCTAAAGAATTTGTTCCGATTTATTTAGATGAGGGAATGTTTTCTTTAAATGATAATAAGAAAATACTTGTTTATGCATTAGAAAATCAATATGGGACAAATGCGGATTATGATTTTTATTGCCAATTAGAAAATAAAAAGAAAATTTTGATTGTTGATAGAAATGATAAGGTAAAGAAGGATAGATGGGAATCCTTTTTACAATCACATAAAAATAATTTTGGGCATATAATATTATTTGGAGGAATTGATTGGAATATAAATATAAAAGAAAGGGCACTAGAAAATTTGACAGAAAATAATTATATTTATTTAAAAATAAGTCCTTTTTATTATTCAAAAAGAAAAGAACTAATTACAAAAATATATAAACAAATTACCAAAGAAGATGATGTTCATGTGTCAAAGAAAATTAACAAAATAAATGAGGAAATTACCAATCAAATAAAATATTTTCAGTTGAATCCAGATTTTATTCTACAATATGTAATTTACTATATTAATTTTATTGGTATAAATACTTTAAGTGGTGGCAACGTTTTTAATAAAGTTTTCGAAGGAAATATTACGTTTAGAATTAGTAATAATACAGATAAAGAAAATGTTTCGGAGATTTTAATTGCTTTGGATTATGTTGCAAAAAAAATACATTTTAATAGGTTATATCCATTACCAATTGAAAAGTTTAAGGAAGCCATAAATGAATATAATGAAGATTATGACAACATTCTGAATCCTAAAAAAGTATATGACATAGCATTAAATTCAAAAATTATTAAAGAAGTTAATGAGAAATTTGCAATTGTTTTTACTGACGAAAATTATTTATCCTATTTTGTTGCATCTCATTTGAATCGAGCATTTAATGAAGGAAAATGTAAAGAAGAATTACAATATATTTTGAATAATATTTGCTTTGGGATAAATGGAGATATAATACTTTTTTTATCTTATATTACTAGTAATACTCAAATTCTTATCCCTATTTTAGAAAATATAATAAATCATATGAATGAATGGAGAGAGTTAGATATTGGTAACAAAAATATAGAATATTTAACAAGACCAATTAAACCAATAATTGGTAAACTTCCCAATAAAAAAGACAAAGAAGATTTTGATAAAGAAAAGTCAGAGGCTGAGAAGGAGCTAGTTGAAAATAAAAGTGATAATATTGAAAGCTTATATTCATATGATGAAACTAAAGTAAATACTTTTGAAAATAAAATAACAAAATCGTTGAATTATTTGAACTTAGTAGCTAAAATATTACCTAATTTTAGGCAAATATTAACAAAGCAGCAAAAGGAAACAATAGTTCATATTTTATATACCTATCCTAACAAATTATTATACATAATGTTGAAAGATGTAGATGATAATTTAAATAACATAGTAAAAGAAATTCTGAGTAATAATCCTAAAACTAAAAGGGGACTATTAATTACTCAAGATATGTTTATTAAATCACTGCAGACTCAATCAATGTGCTATATACTTGGAATTTATGACTTTATTGCTAGTACATCAGCAACAGAAAAAACTATGTTGGAACTAAATAATAAATTTGATTTTAATCAGAATATAAATTATAAACTCCAAAACATAATGATGGAAGAAAATAGTGGATCATTTCATAGAATGGTTAGTAAGGCTGAGAAATTATTTGACGAGACTGATATAGGAATTGTAAAGCAAATGATATATTATATTGTCAAAAAATATTTTTTAACACATGATGAGCCTATTGATAATAGTGAAATGCAACATACCATTTCTAAATTTTTTGGCGACGATAATCAAAAAAGGATAAAACTTATTCATGCTAAAAATAGATATACAAAAAAATAG